CACCTTGAACTGCAACACTGTTCCTTACGGTGGCGAGAACGGACAGATGCCCGCTGGACGCCCTGTGCCTGCTTCCATCGCCTACAACCAGTCTCTTGTTGCCGCCTCTATCTACGTTGACTACATCTTCTTGGATACCGACGAGCGCCGAAGAATGGCCCAGAACCCCCATGAATACCTCATCACTCAGCTCCAGTTCACTGGGGACGAGTCTGTTGGTTCTTCCAGCAACAAGGTGAAGTTGAACTTCAACCACCCTGTGAAGGAGCTCATCTGGGTTGTTCAGCCTGATCAGAACGTGGACTACTGCTCCTCTTTGGTGTGCGATGCCCTCTTGTACAAGGTGTTGGGTGCTCAACCCTTCAACTACACTGACGCCATCGATGCCCTCCCCAACGCTCTCCATGCTTTCGGAGGACCCGATGCCGTTGCTGTCGACAGCCGCGCCTTTATCGACGCCAGTGGTTTGTTCCATGACGCTGGTGCCATGGACGCCGCTGCCGGTGGAGCTTACTGGAATGGTGAGGACGCTCCTTACACCCAACCCCAACTTGGATTCCCAGGAGAGGTCAATTCCTCTGTGTCTGATGCCGGAACTTTCGTTCTTGCTGAGACCTCTTTGGACATGCACTGCTGGGGACTTAACCCCGTTGTTACTGCCAAGTTGCAGTTGAACGGACAGGACCGATTCTCTGAGCGCGAGGGATCTTACTTCAACTACGTTCAACCTTGGCAATCCCACACCCGAAACCCCGATGAGGGCATCAACGTGTATTCCTTTGCCCTAAGGCCTGAGGAACATCAGCCCTCAGGCACGTGCAACTTCTCTCGCATTGACAATGCTACCCTGCAGCTTGTGCTGTCCAACGCAACTGTTGAGGGAACCAAGACTGCCAAGGTTCGCGTCTATGCCACTAACTACAACGTGCTACGTATCATGTCCGGTATGGGCGGATTGGCATATTCAAATTGAGGGGCATGGGAGATTTTAAAAATATGTATATATATATTTTATTATATTACCCAAAAACTACTTAAAAACAAAATGCAAAATACTATCATAATATGAACCCTAACAAAAGTCATTCATATTTTGAAATGGAAAGCGCCAAAATGAAACCCGCTTATGGTGTAAACGATGAATATAATTGCGGTGTCATTCATTATGGAAGAAAATCGTTTATGGTCGATTTGAACGACAAAGACAGAATAGTTAATTTTAGTAAAAAATTCGTATTCATTGATTACGCGAATGAAGATTATCCTTCTTACGCACTTAACTATAAACGTTTTACGTTTTTGGATTTCATATTCAATTACAAAGGCGAAAATGTACATTTTCATTTTAAAAATGGCGACAAATATGATTTGAGACGTTGCAACGTCGAAATATATCACTTTTACCACGAAGTTGTTTCGAAGAAATACGATGTCATTGACTATATAAATGGACACTATGCTTCAACAGGTCAAGATGCAAACGTCATGAAAAACCCTCTATGGAAAATTGTAGAAAATGACAAAGAATATTGGTTAATGTATTGCGAAAAAAACACCATCGTGAGGTTGTGTCAGATGTCGCTAGACAAGATAATGGAATACGAAAAATATGCAAACAATGAAACCAAACTGACATTTTTTAAATGCGCGAATGGTTACGTTGCTTCAAGCAATAATTTATATATTCATCAAGTCATCACAGGATGTCATGGAAACGGGAAAGGCACTAAAACCATCAGTGTTGACCATATAGATCAAAACCCGTTAAATAACGCTTGGGAAAACTTAAGAATTGCGACAAGGTATCAACAAGAACAAAACTGCAATGGTATTAAAGAAGGCACTAAAAGAGAAAGAAACCGTTATGCGCAAGATTTGCCGGAAGGGATCACCCAAATCATGATGAAAAAATATGTATCGTACTGCAAAGACTACGCGGACAAAGAGAAAACGATTCAGCGCGAGTATTTCAGAGTAGAATCACACCCCAAATTGGATAAGATATGGTCTACCACCAAATCGTGCAAAGTATCTATCCAAGATAAACTAGCGCAAGCAAACAAAGTGGTCGATGATCTAGAAAAAGGTATTTATCCCGTAAAAGACGTTGTTCTGTTGCCCAAATACTTTTCTCTGATTGTGATGAGAGAAAAACCACACTTGGTGTTTGAAAAAAGAGAGGATGGTAAAAGGTTAAATCTTAAAATGGTCATGCCCGATGATTACGACATAGATGAACAATTGCTTATATTAAAAGCAAAACTAGATGAGAAATATGGTATTGCGTTTTGATTATAAAAGCGAAAGACGCTAAAGAAACGATATCGCTTTTTACTTTTATAATCAAAAAGCAATACCCGCACAATGTTGCTTTTGGTTTTAAAAACAACTTAAAGAGAACTCGCCATAATATATTATAAAAATGAGCATCGACATCGTAAACCTTATTGAAAACACCCCCATCGATATATTGACTGGCGGCGATTACCAATCAAAATTGATCGAAAAAGTGTTAAAAAATTTTAGTAGTTATGAACAACAACTGTTTTTTTCTAATTTTTATTGTTATTTGAACCACGATGCCAAAACAGATTTTGTCGTTGACCTTGACAATATATGGCGGTGGTTGGGGTTTTCAAATAAAGCAAATTCAAAATTTGCTCTGGAAAAAAATTTCACCATTGATAAAGACTATAAAACGTCTCGACGCGCTGACGCTCCCCAACAAAAAACAGGCGAACCACTCGTTAAATCCGACACCAGGGGAGGTCATAATAAAGAAATGATCATGTTAAATATCGAAACGTTTAAAAAATTTTGTTTAAAAGCGGGCACAAAAAAAGCAGATGAAATCCACGAATATTATATTAAAATGGTCGACGTGTTACATGAGACGATGCAAGAAGAATGTGAAGATCTAAAAATGCAAATACAACAAAAAACAGAAGAAATCGCTCAAATTGATTATGTAAAAAATAAAGAATACGAACAAAAACTGGCCGAAGAAAGACAAAAAATTCTTTTAAGAGAATTTGGTAGGGCGGGGTCATTGATTTATATTTGCAAAATCAAGACGCGTGAGAATGGTGAATATGTCATTAAAATCGGTGAAAGTCGTATCGGTGTGCTCGCGCGGTTTAAACAACACAAAACAAATTATGACGAATGTTTGTTACTTGATTGTTTCCTTGTAAATAGAAGTAAAGGTTTTGAAAGTTTTTTGCATGAACACGAGAGCATCATCGACAGTAGAGTAAATGATTTGCCTGGGCACGAAAACGAAAGAGAATTATTCTTAATAGGTAAAAAATTGTCTTATGAAACCATCTTGAAAATAATTAGTGACAATTTAAAACGCTTTGACGACAATGGTTTTTATGAGATCGAAAAGTTGCAATTGGAAATCGAACGATTGAAATTGTCGCAAACTCAGACTAATTTACTCGACAACCCAACTCTCCAACAAGGGATCGATGGGAACACGCTTCTCCAACAAGCAATCGACAAGAACGCACTTATATTGCGCAAGATGGACGCGCTCGAACAATCCAACAAAGAAGTGTTGAGCAAATTGAATGCAGCGCAAACAAAAGTGACAACAGGGTTTAATGAACCGCTTGTCACGCTTGGTCCAAGATTGCAATGCATCAACCCAGAAACTTTGCAGTTAGTAAAAGTTTACGAGAGTGTCAGCGAATGCATGTCAGAAAACAGCGCGATAAAACGCCCAAGCATCAACAAAGCGATCGCGGAAAACACAATCTATCACGGGTTTCGATGGTTGCTTGTTGAAAGACATTTAGACCCAATGATCATCACAAATTTGTCTGCGACAAAAATAATACAAACTCAAAATGTCGGGTATGTCGCAAAATTGAATCAATCAAAAACTGAAATATTAAATGTATATTTGGATAGAAAAACTGCAGCAATCGCGAATGGGTATGCATCAATATCCGCGCTTGACAACCCAGTTAATAACTCGACTCTGACAAACGGGAATTATTACGCGCTTTACGAGAGCTGCGAAGAAGCTCTAAAAGACGAATTTATTCAAAAAAATGAGAACAAACCCCCTCTTTTATACAAAAATGGTGTCGGGCAATATGACCAGAGTGGTGTGTTAGTTAGAGAATTTTCATGTAAATACGAATGCATTCGAACTCTACATATTAGCGACAAAACGTTGGAAAAGGCGCTGACCAAAAATGTCTTATACAATGATCACCACTACAAATATCTTGGCGCAAAAATCAAGTGTTTTGACATTTGAGTTTTGCTTACGGAAGCGAAAAATAAACCAAAAAATTGAACCAACGATTTGAGTTCAATCTTTTAACTCATCAAACTACAATTACCACCGCTTATCGCCACCGCCTATCTAATGACCATTTCTGAATATCCCGAAACCTTTCTGTTCCGTGTAAAACCCATTTTCACTGGCGCGGTCAAAGAATATAAACTTCCACAGATCATTTCTATCGCAGATTTCATCCAGTATGTCAAACAGGTCACGCTAGCAGAGTTTGAGTTATCTTCCGCAAATAATAATATTGTCATGGAGAGACTTTCTATCACCGAGGCTGGGCAAGAGTCTCAAGAGGCCGCGCCAAGCATGGTACCTTCGGATTATATTTCCATGTATGAAAAATATGGAGATAGGTTAAGTTTAATGACTTTCTATGTCAGGTTGCATATTAATTGAGGGGAGGGGGGTATAGTTTTATAAATAATGACCGTTAATATCTTTTGATGCATAACAAGATGACGCATAATGACCTTCTCTACCGCAACGAAAACACGCACTCGTGAAATGGTTGCTTATTTTACTTGTCATCTTTTTTTTATTTTTTCGAGAGCAATACTTCTCATGATTAATACACTCGCGCTCATCTTCAAATTCTTCGCTGCAATATTCACATCCCCAAATCAATTCGTCTTCGTCACTGTCTTCATCACTGTCTTCGTCACTGTCTTCGTCACTGTCTTCGTCACCATCTTCATCGCTGTCTTCGTCACTGTTTTCGTCACGTTCACCTCCTTGGCAATAATTTACATGATTTATGCATTCTCTCTCCTCTGCAAATTCTTTACCACAAGGTTCACACACCCAAACTTCTTCACAATGTTTTTCTTCTTGGCAATCTCTCGCAAAGTGTCCTCCTTTCCCGCAAACAAAACATTTATCATTTGAACCATTTCTCATTTGCGTCAACAACTCTTTTTGATGTTTGTCTAATGTGGTCGTAACAAACGACCCTCCACGCACATTGTCAACGCCATATTTGTCCATGTAAATTCTTGTGTATTTATCTTCATCGTAATTGTCACAATTTGGTATCACTTCTAAAACTTTTATAGGTTTGTACATTTTGGTCCATTCCGACCCAGTTGACCGACAATGTTGTTCTAACCTGATTTGTGGGTTGTTTGTTTTCCCGACATAATATTTTCCTCCTTCTAATTGTAGCGCGTATATAAAAACCATTTCAAATTGATAAATTGAAGAGTGTATATCTAACGCGAAGAGTTTCAATTTTATTTTATAACCCTCATGACGAGTTACACGTATCTAACCAAAATACAATCAGGGGAACATTATTTTGAAACTTGTTTAAAAATAATGCGATTTACCTTCTTCTGTTTGTCCTTCTCCTCTTTCTGTTTGTCCTTCTCCTCTTTCTGTTTGTTTTTCTTCTGCGCCTTCGCCCTCCCCCCCCCCCCCCCCCCCCCCCCCTCTTTTCCTTTTTTCTTCTCCCCCCTCCCCTTTCTCCCCTCTTCCTCTTCTTTCTTCTTTTTTTTTTTACTTCTCCCCTTTCTTT